CCCGCCACGGGAAAGGGAAGGGGAAATGGATAGGGAATATAATACCCCCTATAGTCCCCCATCGGAGGAAGTGTGTGACGATTTAGGAAATCAGTTTTATGATAATTCTCCTAAAATCCACCAAGAAGAAAAAGAAAAAAGTTCCGCGAAAAAAGAAAAAGAGCCGAACTATTCTTTTGAAGATTTTTGGGAACTGTACGACAAAAAGGTCGGCAAAAAGGATTTACTCATCAAAAAATGGCTAAAACTTTCCGACGCAGAGCGGGAATTAGCTATGAGTTATATCCCACAATACAAGCTTGCACAGCCGAATAAAAAGTACAGGAAGAATCCGGACACTTTCCTAAATGGCAAATCATGGAACGATGAATTAATCTTTGATAGTGAATCGAATGGAACCACAACAAAACAAAAGCGAACCCCAGACTATAAGCAATCAGATTTTGATTGACGCCCATATTGAAAAAATGCGCCAGGAATGGAGTAAAATAGTCGGACAAAGGAAAACATCATATCCGAAATTATCTTTGAACTATGATCAGTTTAAAACGATTGTAGTGGCACATGGAACTAACATTCTAGCAAGGCGTGGTGAAGAAATATTGTTTTCCATAGACCGAAACAATGAAAATGCTATACATGAGCTATACAAATACCTTTCAGGCGATAAGTCATTTGGTGGCAGTTTATCGAAGGGAATATTGCTCAACGGGAAGTATGGATCAGGTAAAACATTGCTTATGCGTGCCGTGTGCAGCACATACAACTACTACATTAAGCAGTTTGGCCATGTAACTTCACAAGAAATGAGATTTGTAAAAAGCTCTCAGATTGTAGATTCTTTCAGAAAGGAAAAAAACGACACAGAGATTACTGAATACAAATTCGGTCCACTTATCATTGACGAACTAGGACGAGAGCAAAAGGAGGTGAATGTTTATGGAACTGTCATTCAGCCTATGTCGAGAGTGCTACAAGATAGATATGACTCGGGCGCACCAACTTTCGCAATTGCAAATTTCAAGCTTGAAACGCTCAAAAGTGAAGAATATTACGGCAAAATGGTTGGTGACCGGCTAAGGCAAATGTTTAATGAAATTGAATTAACAGGAGAATCCAGGAGAAAATGAAAACAAGTAAAAGCCAGGCAAACATACTAAGCAACTTATCTTTCGTCTTGGTGGATATAATTGAAAGTTGCTTTATCGAGGCTAATGAAAAGCTAAAAAGTGAGAATTGCGAATTTAAACACGAGGCTAAACGCGAGTTCAACCTCCTTCTTTCCCATTGCCGGAACCTGAAAAGATATGTCCGGAATTGCAGCGAAGAAACTCAGGAGTTTTTCGGTAAGGATTCGGATATGCTGTATCAGGCCTTAAAGCTTATAATCGACAGGTGTGGTACCGATGATGTAAAGCTTTTTAAGTTCTTCAATTACATTAAGACATTCCCGTCTCAGCTTGATATGGATATTGATGACACGGTGTTCAACGGAGTGTGTAAAAAATAGATTTAAAAATTATTGGTGTGTGCTATGGACAAATATGGATCGATAGATCAGAATTGGTATTCTTCCGAAAACCAAAAACATGAAAGGGAGAAAGCGACAGAAGCTTTGAAACAAATGAAAGAACTAGAAAAACAATATGAAAAATCCCGTACTGTGATTATTAAAAGAACACAGTACGGAGGAGTCAGGAAACGGTATTTAAAAACAAAATTATGAATAGAGAAATATTATTTAGAGGGAAACCTATTGATAAAAAATTCGGTGAATGGGTTGAAGGATTTTATATGGAGGATTTGGATAATGGCCGGGTAAAATCGTTTATTTTTAATACCCCTTTACAGATAGAAGTAGATCCGGAAACAGTCGGACAGTTTACAGGGTTAACTGACATAAAAGGGAACAGAATTTATGAAGGTGATATATTCGAAAGTATCTGCGGAATAATAGCAGTCGTAGAGTGGGATAAAGATGCCAGATTTTTAGGGTTTACATCACAACGAAGAATACTATATGTTGGACGAGAACCTAAGGTAGAGATTATAGGCAATATCCACGACAATCCGTCACTACTCAAATAATGGCTATCACATACCCATCACATTAGTAATATTTTAATATTCTGTTATTTGGGGGAATGAGTGTCATTCCTGATTATCAATTTATCACATAAAAATGGACGCCACCTAAATGATGACGTCCGCGCCAACTCCACCACAACAGACACCACAAAAAAACGTGTCTGCTTTATCTATTCTTACCGAGGTAGACCAATACCCTTACAGAAATAAACTCGCAGACACGTATATACGTAGTCCAACGAGCTTAGTATCTGTATTTCTTATTTTGGTCTTTTCGGTAAGTACTAAACTCAACTACAACAATTACAAAACAATATGCGCAACTCTTTGCGCATGGCAAATATAAGAATTATTCCTGAATTTAAATTAATAGAATAATGGATAAAAAACTACTAAACAAAATTCTGCCTTATTGCGGACATGGCCTGAAATCAATATATAAAGATTATTTGTGTAGAATCATTAAAAAATAATCCCTATGCAGAATGATTTTGATTTGTCGGAAAAATGCCGTATGTTTGCTTTCGATTCAGACCAAGAATCTTTTAGTGTAATTGAAAGTGCAGCATTTTTTTATGCTGTTATGTGATGTATCTTATCTAAGAAAATAAGCTACTCAAATCCCTGCGGATTGCTGTGCTTTACTGTACACAATTGATTCTTGGTCGAATTAGGGAGGCGAGTAGCTTTCTTTATTTTATTAATTTCAAATTTCATACGCGAATGACCAAGAATCGTGAAAATTTGAAAGCTGCTATCAGTGTAGCATCTATTCAACGTCCACCCCGACGAAACGAGGGTAAACTACTGCAATTAGAGCGTGAAATCAAGACGCTTAAATCCGAAAATCAAGAATTAAAAACGGAACTGGCTGAACAGAAAAGGCAGAACATTCTGGAAAAGCAGAAGAAAGAGGAAGAAAAACGGTGTAAGAATCGAGCCTATTACTTTATCCTAAGCGATGGTGCTTTCCAAAGGTTCGCCGAGTTCCATAAAACACACCGGGCAAATCTCGACTATCACGGGGCTTGCCTCGCGCAGCTTTATCTTGATTCATTTACTACAAAATAACTTACCATGAAAGAATTAGTTTTATTTGACAAAACTCAAAATAGTATTTTGGGTAATGTCAGATCGGACGGC